ACCGACATTTTCGCTTTTTTCACGTACGTCGTTCCAGTGACAACCATCAGGTATTATAAAGCGGTGGTTCTCGGGGAAACTTGCGTATTCTTCATCTCCACCAGAATCCTCAAGTGCCTTTGCAGTTTCTTCATCGTACACATCTGATAAGCGCTTGTAGAATAGTAATGGAGTTACATAACTTTTGTATTCATCCTGGTTTATGGGTCCTCGTAATATGTTGCAAGCTTCAAAAAGGTGTGCGAATAACCTATGGCTTGTAGTCTGCTCATTAACTGTTAGGCTGCTTTCGAAGTCCTCATCGGCAACATCAAAAGCAGATGATATCATTTCCTCTCTTGAGCTTGTTTTAACTTTCTTTCCTTTTGATGATTTCTTTATAGCAATGGAAATATCCCCATTTGATTTCTCAAGTTGGGGAGCATATATGTTTTCAAAATCCATTAATATTTTCATAAGCCGCTCATCCAAGAATGTTAGAGCATGTTTTCTGATCTCAATTGGTATGCCATAATACGCTTCCGCGATGCCTCCAGTGGTAGAAGCCAATGTGTCACTATCACCGCCGATAGAGATAGCGTTTCGAATAGCATCCTCAAATCCATTGGATTCTAAGAATGCCATAATAGCCTGTGGTACTGTTTCTTGGCAGGTCTCGTTAAACTTATAATTCTCTCGGATGGCATCCAGGGTGAAGTTCATCGGGTAGTAATGCTCATTGATATAATCTCTGATTTCTAAAATGTTCTTTCCTTCCCGGGCCAGATAAATTGCTGTTGCAGTAGCCTCTGCACCTTTTATGCCTTCAGGGTGGTTATGAGAGATCTCGGTAACCTTTTTTGAAAGTTGCTTTGCTTCTTCCAAAGAGGTTGCTGCAAAACCACAGGCGCTTACTCGCATGGCAGCACCGTTTCCAAAGCTATTGTAGGGAAGGGGATTATCAGAATATATCCAGCTACGGAACATTCCACCATATCCACAGTCAGGATATGGCCTTCCCACATCCTGCATGCACTGGATTGCCAATTTGCTAAGTTTATCTAAATCTTTGCCACTATCGATGATTGCCTTAGCAACGGCAAGTGACATAATACTGTCATCAGTTACAAAACAGTGGTAAGTTAAAAATTCAAAGTCCTTTGTTTTGATATTGTTCCACTCAAAACGCGAACCAACTATGTCTCCAATTATTGCTCCAAGCATTTTTACACCTCATTATTTTCGGATTTATATATAAACATATAAATGTTCTCTATTTTCTGTACTTCATTAAGTATTCGGCACATTACTTTTCATTGATCTCAGAGTCGTTTTTTTCAGCTGCACCACCAGAACGAATCCATTCGTCAACTTCAGAGACCTTAAACTTCCAAAGGCGTCCGACCTTATGGGCAGGCATGTTGCGATTATTGATCCATTGCAGAACTGTCTCACGGCTAACACCTAAATAGTCAGTGATAATATCCATTGAAGACCATTTTTCGATATTTTGATCTATACTCATTTTATAAGCCTCCATTTCAATTTAGCGTACGCCATTTAAAAATCCATATCGACCCTGTGTTTCGTCTTTTGTGAAACGGATGACATTGGCTTTTCTGTAATCCAAATTAGGTATATCATTTTCAACAATAATAATTTGGCCACTTTCTTGGTTATCCAGCAAATACTGAAATAGGGCAGCTTTCATCGTATCGGATGCACTGCCGTCTCCTCGTTCTTTTAAAGATAAAATAGGGGAATCTATAAACAGTGTTCGCGGCGCATACTTACCATGCTCTGCTAAATACTCCATTAGTGAAGTAGCAAGCACAGTATTTAAAAATGCACGATAACCCTTACCGAAAGTATTCTTAGGTTTTCCATTGACGACAATATCGAAGGTGCTAGGGTCTAAATATGCTGAACTGAAAGCATCAAATCTGCATGAATCAAGGACTTTGCTAAGATACTCATTCAAGGTGTTTATGATATTGCGGTCAAACTGGCTTTTTATTTTGAACTCGATTTCTGTTTCGTCTTCCATCATTGCTTCAAATAGTTCAGTTTTCATGCTTGTTTCAAAGCCACCAATTACAGATGTTTCATTTTCGACTTCTATAGCTGAACGATATTCTGCAAGGGTTTGCTTAAGCATAGCAACCTTAGGTTTAAGTTCATTATTCAGAAGGCTTTCGACATCTGATTTTTCACTGCTTAAGGAAATATTTCTAGTTTCAAGAGCAGAGCGTTCTCTAACAAGGTCATTCTCGGCTTCTCGTAAATCATCAAGCTGGAGTTGGATTCGATGAAGCTCGGCATGGGAAGCTTCTGCATAAGTGGTCTCATCCTGTATTGGTATGATACCGCTGCAAAAAGGACACTTAGAGTTTACTGGTATTTCGTCTTTATGTAATTCGCCTTCAACGATGAAGGTTAGTCGTTTTATATCAGATGCATATTGACTTTTAAGTGCTTGATAGCGGTTGAATAGGGTGTTGCACTCTGATAATTGTTCGCCTGTTACAAATATTTCCTTCAAAAGTTGCTTGCTTCGTTCGACAGAATCGGTAATATTTCTTTCTGTTTCTGCAATTTCGTTTATTACGGCTTCAACCTTTTCCTGGAGATATATTGAATCCCTAACGGGTATCTTATAAAGTTCGTCTTTACGTTCAGCAAAGGCTGACAATCGCTTGTTGATATAATCAACAACAGCTTTCTTACGGACTTCTTTAATCTTTTTCTCCTCTCGAGGATCAGCATCAGCAAAGTCGAGTCCAGTTATCAAAAAGAAGAGGGCGGAAAGAGCTGCTGTAGATGCAGTATTCTGTTTGGGCATGAGTATTGATGGCTCTTGAAAAACTACGGACTCTTTTACTAGGAACATATGTAAAAATGTTCGCCAAGTAAGCTGCTGCTTATCGAACCTGGAATTTTTAATAATTTGATGTTCATCCTCAATACCGATTAGACGCAACCACAGTTGACTAATATTATTTTTGCCCTTGAGCCTATAGTCACCGGACTCAATCTTTCGATCGTTACTGTGAACTTTTATTTTATTAGTATCTATTTGACGTTCAAGTGTGATGCTACCATTTTCAGTAACAACAATTAATTTGATGCAATCATACCCAGTGGTTTTATCAAAATGAATTTTGTCACTACCAAATAAATAATCAATACACTCCAATACATAACTTTTACCTGTGTTGGATGGACCTGAGATTATATTGAGACCCTTGTCGAATTTTATGACTGAAGGGTCCTTACCACTACCTGTTACAATTAACTTTTCAATATGAAAGTTAGCCATTTATTTCTTCCTCCTGCAGCGAAGATAGCGAGCGACGATTAATAAGCTTAAGCACATCACGCTCAGTTTTATCAGCTATAAGTATTAGCGTTTGTGCCGTCACTCGGCGGTATGCTTCTGCATAATCACTCGTAAAATTTGTAATATAATTTAGGCCCCTTTGGTTGATTGAGTAAGAAAAGCCTTTTTTCGAGGATGTTACATGTATTAGGTCATCAAGCACTAGTTGCCTGATGGCCTTTCGAACGAGTTCGCGGCGTAGCGTAAACTCACTGAATTTGTATTTATTATCACCATGAAGGTTTTTATCGGCTGTACCGAATTCCTTACCATAAACTGATATAAAATCAGCCGCAGATATCATGTCTTCTGTTAGCATTTGTTCTCTAGCGGTCTCAAGTGTGAGCAGTACACGCAGTGAGACTTCGAATTCTGTATTAAACAAGTTATTCATCGCTTTCTACCCACCCCCTTATTTTGCCGTCATTTACCAGAACATGGCATACACCTTTTTTTTCACTTGCACCTATCCAGTCAGGAAGGCGGCTCAATAAACATTTATCAACTCTAATTATTGCTGCTTGAGCCATTACTCCATTTAATCTCGCAAAGCCATGAGGATAATCATTTGAATATACATCGATTACGCCATCATAGGTTTCGTCTTTTAATACATCAAACTGGTCCGGATCTGTTTCACCAAAGATGTCTCGTGAACCTCTACGGATACTCTCCGCAGCATAATAGTCTTTTCTTCGACGTTCGAAATCCCTTTTATATTTTGGATAACTAGGTAAGGACTCCTTTGACAATTCATCAAGACCCTCTGCATCAGCATAAGCGGATAGTAATTCCGTTACATATACCATCTCATGCGATTCGATTTCTCCCGGAGGAGTTATTGTAGAGGGATGTGCCGGGTGGATTTTCTCTAGTAGAGCCTTTAATTTTTCCACGTCGTCAAGTACTGATGGAATTTCGCTGTTCAAAGGAGTTGTAAGGTTGTCAGATATTAGCTTATTTGACTTTTTTAACGAATATAAAAATAAATCTGAAAGGAAGATAGAAACTGTATTAGGTGTAGCTAAACACAAGAGCTCATCTTTTTTTGGCTTTGGAACTTTAATGTCCGAGGATATGAGCTCACTTAGTTCAGCAAGTAAGTCCTGTATCATATCGGGCATGATTTCGGGCATGACAACATCGTCGAAGTAGTCATTGGCTGCTTCGATAATTTTAAGGGAGCCAGCAGCTTCCTTTATTTTTTTGCGCATGTTGATTTTGCAACCGAACAGCTCGCTTGCGAGTTTATCAGTAACCACAAAGGGTCCACCTTCTTGGTTAGTGACTTCCTCGTTGTCAGTAATTAGTCCTAACAACAACTCCGCCACACGCGTTTGGTTATTTGGTTCTCTGATTGATTTTTGAAGAATCTTGGCGTATGTACCAAAGCATAATCTACCCATGAAGATCATCCCCTTCTGCAGAACTGATGGTCAAAAAAGGGTCAAAAACAGGTCAAACCTTGGGGAAATACTTCATAGCCGAAAGATTGTATCCTTTTCTTGTAAGCACTACGAGAAAGGGATTTTTTATTTTGTGCGATTGATATTTCCGCCCCTAAAAGAACAAAAAACCTGTTGACCCAACTACATATATTTTGACTATTATATCACTCAACTACAGATGTTTCAATTTAATTATCTATAAGTATGAAGTGAAATATGATAATAAACCTAAATACTTATAAATACGCATAAATACCTGTAAAAGTTTAGTCAACTAAAAGAAAGGAAGGTGAAAAGGAAATGAACGAAATCAGAAATTTAGATGGAAGGCTTGTGTGCCGTGTTGACGATGCCACTGGAACAGTGGAAATCAAAATAAAGGATTGTACAACTGTAATCAAAAGAAACCCAGACGGTACCATTGAAGTCATGAATATCAAGAATCCAGCAGCTTAAAAGCATTTAATAAAATCAAATAAAATCCGCGAGACCGTAGACGGCAGTGCGGAATACCTGAAAAGGTGTTCCACTGCCGTCTTTTTTGTCTTACGGATGATAAGCGGCTCCCGCGGATTTCAAAGCCAAATTTTGAAAACCAAAGGAGTCAAAACTATGACAAGAAATTTTAAGACCAGCCAAAAGAGCCGTATTAACTACATTTACTACACTTCAGAGGGCACAAAGATTGTGATTACACCTGGAGAAAATGGCGTCACAGAAGCTGACATCAAGCTGTTGCATACCATGGACGACACGGAAGTGGATGTGCAGCGCCGCTATGACTACCGGGTGACATCACATCTGGATGCTTACCACGATGGTGAGAACGATGCGGCTGATGACCGCAATAAATATCTCGCTGATGATAGCGCAAACCCAGAGGAGATCTTCTTAACAATTGAAGAGGAACAAGAACATCAAGCCTATCTGGACAAGCTGGCCGCAGCTATGGAGTGCTTATTGCCTCAACAAAAAGAGCTTTTTAAGAAGGTGTATTTGGACAAGCGCACCAACACAGATATTGCTGCAGAAGAAGGTGTGACAGAAGCGGCCATCCGTAATCGCCTTAAAAAGATTCAAGAAAAACTTAAGAAATATTTTTCTAAATAAGGGGGTTCGAAAGAACCCTCTTTTTCGCATATCGATGAGGGGCAGGAAATTGTCCCTCCGGAAAGGAGACAGAAAATGAGCCTTAAGCACAAGGTAACGATCAATGTGGCAAAACCCGGAGGTATACGAAGTCCAGTTTTGCAAAGCAGCAGACAGACGATCCGCAGTAAACTGCTCAATCTGCTGTTCGGCGAAAAGGTAAGTCTTATTGTGATCACGCCTGGAGATTCAGTAAATACGGTGGAGATCAAAGAGATCAGGGAAGGAGGTGCGGAGAATGAGCAAAATTAAGCTGCTTCTTGATGTGGTGTCGGATCTGCGTTCATTAGCTGACAGCGTTCAGGCAGTAGCTGAAGCAATAATGGAAAACGAGTCAGCAGAAACTCAGCAGTCAGAGATGCCTGAGCCAGAAAAAGAACCTGAAGTGAAGAAAGTAACTCTTGAAGAAGTACGAGCGGTTCTGGCTGGAAAGAGCCATGAAGGCTTCACGGCTGAAGTACGAGCACTCCTTTTGAAGTATGGCGCATCGAAGCTTAGTGAAATTGATTCGGCAAAGTATGCTGCACTTCTTGCGGATGCGGAGGGGCTGAAATGAGTAAGCACGCTATACTCTCAGCATCCGGGGCGCATCGGTGGATGAATTGTACTCCATCAGCAAGGCTGGAGCTTGAGTTTGATGACAAAAGCGGGTCTGCAGCAGCTGAAGGAACAGCAGCACACGAGCTCAGTGAACACAAACTTCGTAAAGCATTAAAAATGAGATCTAAGAAGCCGGTTTCCCCATTCGATTCCGATGAGATGGATTCCTACACCGACGGTTATGTAGAGTTTATCCTTGAAATCATCGAACAGGCAAAGCAGTCCTGCAATGACCCGCTGGTGTTGATTGAGCAGAGGTTGGACTTCACCAAGTATGTGCCTGACGGGTTTGGCACTGGCGACAGTTTGATTATAGCCGATGGAACACTTCATATTATTGACTTCAAGTATGGACAGGGCGTTCTTGTGAACGCAGAGGACAATCCTCAGATGAAGCTCTATGCATTAGGTGCACTAGAACTTTTCGATGGCATATACGACATCAACACAGTGGCCATGACTATTTACCAACCCCGCCGGGAAAATGTCAGTACGTTCACGGTTTTTAAGGAAAGCCTGTATCAGTGGGCGGAGGAAATTCTCAAGCCTATAGCAGAGCTGGCTTTTGCAGGGGATGGTCAGTATTGCCCCGGCGAGTGGTGTCAATTCTGTAGGGCAGCAGTGAAATGTCGAGCCAGAGCAGAATCCAAAATGAAACTTGCTGCGTTCGAATTTGCCTTGCCGCCTTTGCTTTCTGATGAAGAAATCGCAGAGATACTTTCATCAATCGGCGATCTGACCAACTGGGCTAATGAAATTATGGCCTATGCCACAGATACGGCTGTGAATCATGGCAAACACTGGCCGGGATACAAGGTGGTCGAAGGCCGATCCAACCGCAAGTACACTGACGATGAAGCTGTCGCTGAGACGGCGAAAGAAGCCGGATATCGCGATATCTACAAGCAGAGTCTCATCACCATTACCGAAATGGAAAAGCTGATGGGCAAACCCAAATTCAATGAAATCCTTGGAAGCCTGGTCATCAAGCCAACGGGGAAACCGACGCTAGTTCCTGTATCGGATAAGCGTCCGGAAATAAATACATCAACAGCAAAAAATGATTTTATGGAGGTTTAATATTATGTCAAATACAGTAAACAGAACAAATTCCAATCCTGGAAAGAGCCCTACAAAAGTAATCACCGGTATCGTCCGCTTGTCCTACGCCAATGTATGGGAGCCAAAATCTATCAACGGTGGAGCTGAAAAATTCAGCGTAAGCCTGATCATCCCCAAAAGCGATGTGAAGACGCTCTCCGCAATCAATGGAGCAATCGATGCAGCCATTGAAGAGGGCAAGGGTAAATTCGGAGGCAAGGTTCCGAACAAGGCTGCAATCAAGCTTCCCCTCAGGGATGGAGACATCGATCGTCCCGATGATGAAGCTTATGCCGACAGCTACTTCATCAACGCTAATAGCAATACTGCACCACAGGTCGTCGATAAAAACGTCAATCCTATTCTTGATCGCTCTGAGGTTTACTCTGGCATCTATGCGAGGGTAAGCATCAACTTCTATGCCTTCAACTCAAATGGCAATAAAGGGATTGCCTGCGGCCTCGGCAATATCCAGAAAATCCGCGATGGTGAACCGCTGGGTGGCAGAACAAATGCTGCTGATGATTTTACCACTGATGTGGATGATGACTTCTTGTCATGATGAAGCTCAATATAGATATAGAAACATATAGTAGTGTGGACCTCGCGAAAAGCGGGGTCTATCGCTATACAGAAGCTCCGGATTTTGAGATTCTGCTTTTTAGTTATAGTACCGATAGCGGACCAGTTCAGGTGATCGATCTTGCAAGTGGTGAAATGCTACCTGAAAGCATAAGAGATGCGATCTTCGATGAGAGCGTAATAAAGTGGGCATTCAATGCTCAGTTTGAGAGGGTCTGCTTGTCCCGATATTTTGACAGATGGCTGAAGCCTGATTCTTGGCGTTGCACTATGGCATGGTCTGCTTACCTCGGCTTACCTTTATCTCTGGAAGGTGCAGCGTTGGTCACAGGAGCTGACAAGCAAAAATTGACCGAAGGAAAAGACTTAATCCGGTACTTTTCAGTTCCATGCAAACCCACTCAGGCAAATAGTGGTCGCTTGAGAAACCTGCCGGAACATGCAGCAGATAAATGGGAGAGGTTCAAAGCCTATAATATCCGCGACGTCGAAGCCGAGATGGCGATACAGTCGCGACTTGAGAAGTTCCCCATGCCGGAGGACGAGTGGCAGAATTACATCTTGGACCAACAGATCAATGACCGCGGTATCCAGTTGGACATGGAGCTTGTAGAACAAGCCATAAAGTGTGATGAGAAATCAAGAGCACAGCTCACAGGGACAATGCGAGAACTGACGGATCTGGATAATCCAAATTCAGTCGCTCAGATGAAAGCATGGCTTGCAGAAAACGGTCTGGAAACTGAAAGCTTGGATAAAGCATCTGTGAAGGAGCTATTACAGACCGCACCAGAAAAATTAAGCCGAGTTCTGGAGCTAAGACAGGCACTCGCCAAGTCCAGCGTCAAGAAATACACAGCGATGAAAAATGCTGTCTGTTCTGATGGTCGAGCACGCGGGCTTTTGCAATTTTATGGCGCCAATAGAACAGGGAGATTCGCGGGGCGTTTGATCCAGGTTCAAAATCTCCCACAGAACCACCTTCCAGATCTGGAGCAGGCACGCAGCCTTGTTCGAGCAGGACAGTTTGATGCCATGGAGGTGCTTTATGATTCTATACCTGTTGTCTTATCCGAGCTTATCCGGACTGCCTTTGTTCCTAAGGTAGGGTGCAAATTCATCGTTGCAGATTTTAGTGCCATTGAAGCAAGGGTTATTGCCTGGTTGGCGGGCGAATCATGGAGAAATGATGTGTTTGCTACACATGGCAAGATTTATGAAGCCTCAGCAGCGCAGATGTTCCGAGTTCCTATTGAAGAAATTACAAAAGGAAGTCCACTGCGGCAGAAAGGTAAAATTGCGGAATTGGCTCTGGGCTACGGTGGATCTGCAGGTGCGCTGAAGGCGATGGGAGCACTCGATATGGGCCTTTCCGAGGAAGAATTAAAGCCACTTGTATCTGCATGGCGAAACGCTAACCCCAACATTGTAAGGCTTTGGTGGGATGTCGATAGTTCAGTGAAGACAGCGGTCAAAGATAAAACCAGGACGGAAACACACAGCATCCAGTTTGAATACTGCAGTGGAATGCTGCTTATTAGGCTTCCGTCAGGCAGGCAGCTTACTTATGTGAAACCTCGAATGGGAGTTAACAGCTTTGGCAGCGAGTCGGTGACTTATGAAGGTGTGGGTTCGACGAAGAAATGGGAACGCATCGATAGCTATGGTCCCAAATTCGTGGAAAACATTGTGCAGGCAATTGCCAGAGATATTCTCTGTTATGCTATGCGGTGTTTGGACCAGGCAGGCCATAAGATTGTGATGCATGTCCACGACGAAGCGGTAATAGAGGCACCGGTTGAAACTTCAGTTCAAGGTGTCTGCTCCATTATGGGAGAAACACCGCCTTGGGCTAAAGGCCTTTTGCTCCGCGCTGATGGTTATGAATGTAATTTTTATAAAAAAGATTAATTTGAGGGGGTTCGAAGCCCTCGCTTTTTTTGCATATAGCTGAGGGCAGTCTATGCCGCCTTACAACTATAGCAGGAGGTTCACAATGAACGATTTAAAAATTTTTAACTACGAGGGTAACGAGGTACGCACTATTCAGAAGAACGGAGATACCTTGTGGGTACTGAAAGACGTTTGTGCGGTGCTTGGCATTTCAAAGTACCGCGATACTGCGGAAAGGCTCGACGCAGACGAAAGGGTGCCGGTCAGGGTGGACACCCTTGGTGGAGCACAAGACATGATTTGCATCAATGAAAGCGGTCTTTATAATGTGATCCTTCGCTCTGACAAGCCAGAAGCTAAGAAATTCAAGCGCTGGGTAACCCATGAAGTGCTGCCGTCTATCCGAAAACATGGACTCTATGCAGCCGATGAGCTGCTCGCCAACCCAGACCTCTGGATCAGGGCACTGCAGGAACTTAAAGCAGAGCGAACAAGGAATGCTGCTCTTGTTGCCACCATCAGCATTCAGGAACAGCAGATTGCTGAAATGCAGCCCAAGGCAAGCTATTACGATGTGGTTCTAAATTGCAAGGATGCAGTGGCCATCACAACAATTGCTAAGGACTATGGGAGATCAGGTCGCTGGCTGAACGAATATCTTCATGATCTGGGTGTGCAATTCCGTCAGGGTAATATCTGGCTTCTTTATCAGAAACATGCTCAGCATGGATATACCGCAACCAAGACTCATAGCTATCCAGGCGGCGACGGCAGCATGCACTCAAAGGTTCATACTTACTGGACTCAAAAGGGACGTCTGTTTATCTATGAGTTGTTGAAATCACATGGCATACTCCCGTTGATTGAGCAAGAATCGGATTTCGAGGTGGTGTAGCCATGGACAAGTACAACGCAGAAGGCTACCCAGATCCAACAGCCGCTGAAGCTCTGGGTAATGTAGAACGAGAAGAAAACGCGAAAAGCCATAGACCTTGCGTGTTCATATGCTCACCCTTTGCAGGAGATATAAAAATCAATCTTGAGAATGCCAGAAAATACTTAAGATTTGCGGTGGATAAAGGAGCGATACCCTTCGCTCCTCATCTGCTTTACCCGCAGGTAATGGATGATCATGATCCGGATGAAAGGAAATTGGGATTATTCTTCGGCATGGTCTGGCTTAGAAAGTGTAATGAGCTATGGGTGTTTGGAAGTCATATTTCAAGAGGGATGAGGACCGAAATCGATAAAGCAACGAAGCATCGTATGACCATCAGATACTTCACCGAAAACTGTAAGGAGGTGCAGAAGATATGAAAATAGCGGTTGGTAACAGCCGTATGGATAAAAAATGGAAGAACAAAGACATAACTTGGGAGGATTTTACCGCCCGAGTTATGACAACCATACGGACTACAGAAACGGTATCCGAGTTTCGCAAGTTGAGTCGTGCCAAACAAGACTCCATAAAAGATGTAGGCGGTTATGTTGGAGGTGCTCTTCGTGAAGGTAAGCGTCGGAACGGATTTGTTTTAAGTCGTTCTCTGCTGACTCTCGATATGGACTATGCAAAGCCAGGTATCTGGGACCAGATTGAAACATTGCATGATTTCAAATGCTGCATATATTCAACTCATAAAAATACACCTAATGCTCCCAGACTCAGGCTGCTTATTCCTCTAGCTCGTGAAGTCAGTGAAGATGAATATCCGGCACTGGGGCGCATGGTGGCAAAGGAAATAGGAATCAATCTGTTCGACGACACCACCTATGAACCATCAAGGCTGATGTATTGGCCATCTACACCCTCCGATGGAGAGTTTGTATTCAAAGAAAAAGACGGAGATTTGCTTGATCCCGATTTGTATCTTTCCAAATACGCTGATTGGCGCGATACATCTACGTGGCCGGTATCATCTCGGCAGTCGGAGGTGGTCCAGCGAAAGATAACCCAACAGGCAGATCCACTTTCCAAGGAAGGTGTTGTCGGTGCATTTTGCAGAGCTTATACCATTGAAGAAGCCATCGATACCTTCCTGAAGGAAATATATGAACCAAGTGCAATGAATGGCCGCTATGATTATACCCCTGCAGACTCTTCAGCTGGACTAGTGATCTATGACGGGAAATTCGCATACAGTCACCACGCCACTGATCCTGCCTGCGGGAAGCTCCTCAATGCTTTTGACCTTGTTCGTGTCCATAGATTCCGTGATTTAGATGATAAGGTTGCTGAAGATACACCGCCAAGCAAACATCCATCCTATAAAGCAATGTCCGATTTAGCAATAAAAGATGAACGTGTGAAGGAGCAATTCGCAGAGGAGCGTAGGGCGCTGGCTGAAAGTGAGTTTGAAGATGAGGATTGGCAAAAGCAGCTTGAGCTTGAAAAGACAGGTGCTGTAAAAAATACCCTAAGAAACCTTACGATCATAATCGAAAATGATCTGAACCTAAAAGGTATTGTGTTCAATCAGTTATCCGACAATCTTGAAATTAAAGGCGATGTTCCCTGGACACACCCCTCAAGGTTTTGGAGGGATGCAGATGATGCACAGCTTGTCAGTTACATCGATACCCACTATGGTACTTTCTCTGCCCGCAACTATGATATCGCAGTGGCAAAGGTGACTGACGACCGTTCCTATCATCCGATCCGAGAGTTCATTGATTCATTACCTGAGTGGGATGAAATACCTCGCGTTGACACTTTACTGATCGATTATCTCGGGGCTTCTGACAATCCCTATGTGAGATCAATAACCCGAAAGACTCTCTGTGCAGCCATAGCCCGTGTTATGAATCCAGGCTGTAAGTTTGATTCCATGCTGGTTCTGAATGGTCCGCAGGGCGTTGGGAAAAGCACACTCATAGCCAAACTAGGCGGTGAGTGGTTTTCTGACTCACTGAGCCTTTCGGATACCAAGGACAAAACTGCCGCCGAGAAGCTGCAGGGCTATTGGATACTTGAGATCGGAGAACTTGCCGGGCTAAAAAAGGCGGAAGTGGAAACGCTGAGAAGCTTTCTATCACGCCAGAACGACATCTATCGTGCCAGCTTTGGACGAAGGGCAACTCCTCACCTGAGGCAATGTGTCTTTTTCGGAACCACCAATGCAGAGAAGGGATACTTAAGGGACACTACGGGAAATCGTCGCTTCTGGCCCATAAAAACTCCCGGTAACGGAAGAAAGCAATCTTGGCAGCTTACACAAGAAGAAGTATTCCAGATATGGGCTGAAACACTGATCTATGTCAAAGCCGGAGAAAAACTTTACCTCGATGCATCTGTAGAAAATCTCGCAAAAGAGGAACAACGAGAAGCGATGGAGTCCGATGAAAGAGAGGGTTTGGTGCGTGATTATCTAGACACCCTTTTGCCAGAGGATTGGGAAAGCATGGATACCTTTGAGCGTCGCAACTTTATAGGCGGTACAGAGTTTGGTGACAGCAACCGCATCGGGGTAAAGAAACGCACACTTGTTTCCAATATGGAAATCTGGTGTGAATGCTTTGGTAAGGACCGCGCTAACTTCAAACGCATGGACAGTAATGAGATATCAACGATCATGGCTGGTATCGGAGGCTGGACCTTGTCTGATAAGAAAGTTCGAATACCACTTTACGGCCCGCAGTGGGTTTATGTTCCCAAGTCTGTTCCAAGAGGTAAAAGTTCGGAACAGGCATAAAGCTGGGAACAAAAATGCCTGTTCCTATGTTCCAAACTCATGCTTTTGGAACAACTCATCGGAACAGGCGATAGCCCTTGATATATAAGAAACTAGAATACCTGTGTTCCTATGTTCCAAAGATTACTATAAATAATAATTCTAAAGATAATAGATAGAAATTGACTACAGACGCCCGTTTGCGCGCGTATAGAGATTTTTGATGCTTGGGAACACAGGCTTTATGGAGGATATATGAGAGAAAAAATTATTGAACAAAAATTGGTAAGAGAAGCGAAAGATAAAAGTGGCCTCGCATTAAAGTTCACATCACCCGGTCTTGATGGAATGCCGGATCGGTTGGTGCTTCTACCTGGAGGGAAGATGGCCTTTATTGAAGTGAAAGCTCCTGGTAAAACAATGCGCCCACTCCAGGAAAAGCGAAAAAGACAGTTAGAAGCACTTGGATTTTTGGTATTTTGCATAGACCAGAAGGAGCAGATTGGAGGGATACTTAATGAAATACAGTCCTCATAAATATCAAGAATATGTGACTGATTATATCCTAACTCACCCGATTGCAGCCGTTTTGCTGGACATGGGTTTAGGCAAGAGTGTTATTGCACTGACTGCCATTTTTGATCTCACACTGGATAGCTTTTTGATTCGAAAGGTCCTGGTCATTGCACCGCTGAGAGTAGCAAGGGATACGTGGCCAACCGAGATTGAAAAATGGGATCATTTGAATGGACTTAGATACACAGTTGCTGTAGGCTCCGAAGAACAAAGGAAATCAGCCCTGCGGCAGCAAGCTCAAGTTTACATTATCAACCGTGAGAATGTTGAATGGCTCATTTCTCGGAGCGGGTTACCTTTTGACTATGACATGTTAGTAATTGATGAGCTGTCATCCTTTAAATCTCATCAGGCAAAGCGATTTAAAAGCCTACTGAAAGCAAGGCCTTTAATCAAGAGAGTTGTGGGTCTCACAGGTACTCCTTCTTCAAATGGACTGATGGATCTCTGGGCTGAATATCGACTGCTGGATATGGGGCAGCGCCTTGGACGCTTTATAGGAAAATATCGTGAAGACTATTTTAGTCCTGATAAACGCAATCAACAGATTGTATTTTCTTATAAACCAAAACCAGGAGCTGAAGAAACGATCTACCAGAGGATTTCTGACATTACCATCAGCATGAAGGGTTCCGATTATCTTAAATTGCCGGAGTTGGTTATGAACGAGGTTCCTGTTAGGTTATCTGAAAAAGAAATGGAAACCGTCGAAACTATGAAGCGGGATCTTGTTGCAATGATTAAAGGTGAAGAAATAACAGCAGCCAATGCCGCAGCATTGTCAGGGAAACTACTGCAAATGGCTAATGGAGCGGTTTATGACGATGAAGGCGCTGCTATTCATATACATGACCGAAAGCTGGAAGCATTAGAGGACTTGATCGAAGCCGCCAATGGCAAACCTGTCCTTATAGCATATTGGTTTAGACATGATCTTGCCCGGATCAAAGAAAGATTTGCTGTCGAAACCTTAGACGGATCTGATTCCATAAAAAGATGGAATCACGGTGAAATTCCAATTGCAGTCATACACCCAGCTTCTGCTGGTCATGGTCTGAACCTTCAGGCTGGCGGCTCAACCCTAATATGGTTCGGATTGACTTGGAGTTTAGAACTCTATCAACAAACCAATGCCAGGCTATGGCGGCAAGGTCAAAGAGAAACGGTAGTTATTCACCATCTTATCGCCAAAGATACGATAGATGAAAAGGTGATGAAAGCACTAAAAGATAAGGACAATACCCAGTCAGCCCTTATCGATGCAGTCAAAGCAACATTCAAAGGAGGTTCGATGCGATGAATATAGTTTGGCATTACCTAGATAAAAAGATGGCAGCGATCAATGCGCTCAAGGATTACAGCAACATGGAATATATCATAGAGCATACGGATGAAGACATTGCTACCATTCATGAAAAGATAGAATCACCGAGGAGTTCGGTTCCAACCGGAATGCCGAGTGCACACAATCCTAAGGCACTAGAGGATCGGCTGATTTTTGGTATTGATGAGATTGATGTGTTGAAGGAACGTTATAGACAGGCCTTGGAGTATATGAAATGGTTCAAGCCCGCATGGGAGACACTCGATGAGGATTCGCAATTTATCCTGAATGAATTCTTTGTCCGAGATATTACAAAGACCGAGGCCATTCTAAATGTTAGTGAACAGCTGCATATTGAACGTTCATGGGTGTACAAGAAAAAGGAAGATGCACTGCGTCAGCTGACACTACTCTTGTATGGAATTTAAGAGTGGACAAATAGCGGACGCTATTTACAAAAAACCGTATTAAAATAGTATTATGGAAAGCTGCAAAGAGCCTTCGTGGAAAATACCGCGGGGGCTTTTACTATGCCCGAGAGGAGGTGTTATATGCCAAGGAAACCAAAACGACCATGTTCACATCCCGGTTGTCCTGAGCTGACGGAGCACCGGTTTTGTGAAAAGCACGCCAAGCAGGAGGCCTCCCGCTATGAGAAGTACGATCGTGATCCGGTAACCCGAAAGCGATATGGCCGGTCTTGGAAGAGAATACGTGACCGGTACATTGAATCGCACCCACTCTGTGAAGAGTGTGTAAGGAACGGAAAAATGACACCGGCTACCGAGGTGCATCATATCCTTCCGCTCGCACGCGGCGGTAATCACGATGAATCGAACCTCAAAGCTCTTTGTACGCCTTGTCATTCATCCATCACAGCGCGTGATGGTGACCGCTGGCACGACCGGTAGGGGGGATCAAATCTCTGTGGCTCTTTTGCTGGGGAACGGGCGTAGGGTGTCGTGTGAATTTTTTCATAAGTTTTGGGGGTATTAACCCCCTCATTCAGATCGGAGGTGAATACATGGGTAAAAGAGGTCCGCAGCCAGGTGTAGGTGGCAGGCCGCGAAAGGCTTTAGCGGAGAAAATACAGGATGGCAAATCGCGCAATCTTCAAATCGTGTCATTGCCTGAAGGTGACTCTGAGACAGGATCAGAAATGCCAAAGCCGGCTGATTGGTTGTCGGCTTCCCAAAAGAATGGGCATCCCTTGATAGCCAATGAGATCTACACAGACACCTGGGGATGGCTGTTGAAACACAAATGCAGTCATTTGGTTCCTAAACAGCAGATTGAGCAATATTCTATGAGCGCTGCTCGTTGGATTCAATGTGAACAGGCTATTTCTGAATATGGCTTGCTGGCAAAGCACCCAACAACCGGAGCACCGATTGCTTCGCCTTATGTGAGCATGGCACAATCCTTCTCAAAACAAACCAATAGTTTATGGGCTCTGATTTACGCGATAGTAAGAGAAAACAGTCTTACTGATTGCTCGAACTATACTCCACAAGATGATTTAATGGAGCGCCTATTAAGCGCCCGGAAAGGAAAATGATATGGATAATAAATTTTTAACAGCAGAAAGTGTGTGTGAAGGCCATCCAGACAAGCTCTGTGATCTCATCGCAGATAGTGTTTTGGACGCCTGTTTGTGGAAAGACCGCGGCTCTCGCGTGGCCTGTGAGGTAATGGCTACAAAAGGTAAGATAATCGTGGCGGGCGAAATCACCTGTAGCGGTAAAATCGATATTCGAATGATCGTGAGGGATACGCTGCGGAAGGTAGGATACAATCCGTGGAAGTATCTCATTTTTGTTTATGTACACAAACAGAGTCGAGACATCGCAAATGGAGTAGGAAATGCCTTGGAATCCAGAAGTGGCGACACTTCCTG